GAGAACATTATGGCTCTTGATTGCCAGATAGGCGCTTTAGGAGAGTTAGCGGACGAACTCGACGGCGTTTTCAAAATTATAGATGATAAGATCGCGTTTGTCCAGAACAAGATAAATGCAATTCCTGGATTGGTAGATGCTGAACTAACTGCACAGATTGTTATATTAAAAGCGCAAATGGCAGAGCAGTTCCCACAGTTGGCTGCATTAAGTGATCTCAAGTTGGCATTGCCAGAAGAGATTAAAAATATAGTAGACCTTGCACAAGATGCAGTTGCATTTGCAGGAGAGATTGAAAACTTAAAAGAGAAGTATGCCGACGCGGACATAGACCTGCTGAAAGACCCGGCTAATATTAGCAACTTGTTGCGTGATATCCAAGGAGACTTAAACAGGTTATGTGATTTAGTTCCTACTCTGGTAGAAGTAGAAGTAGAAGAATGTGAACCGGATACCACAGACGATGATGGCAATGCGGTAGCAGGCGCGTGTAAAATGGTAAAGAAGACTGAATTGCGAGGCAGAGGAAATACTAAGATAGAGTTAAACTCTCGCCCTAACATAGATGTCAAGTCACTATTCACTAAGCAAGGAAGAAAAGCCGCGGTTCAAGATATCAAAGAAGCTGTGCAAAATGCTAGAATTACCTTTGTTGATGAAGATGGATCAGGTAAAATCACAAAAAGTGGTTTTAATACTTACGGCTGGTAAAGGGGTTGTATAAATAGAACTATGAAGAAGCAACCAACAAAACTATACACAGATATAGATATGAAGTTCACTAAGAACTTTATTAGTGGGGATATTGGAAAGAAAACCGATGTCCATGCCATAAGACAAGCAATAAAGAACATCATTTACACTAATATAAATGAAAGACCGTTCGATCCTACCTGGGGATCACAAATCAGGGAGCTTCTCTTTGAGCCTGTCGATGATTTGTCGAGTGGAGTATTGGAGAATCTCATTCAACAAGCTATAGAGAATCACGAACCTAGGTGTCAAGTGAAACAGGTTAGAGTTACAGCCGCCGCAGATGATAATTCGTATGATGCTGAAGTATATTTTTATGTATTAGGAATGAGAGATATGCAAAAACTGAGTGTTGTTTTGTCGAGGTTACGATAATGCCCAGTGTACTGGTTGGACCTGCAACCGCTGGTGCAGACACTGCCCATGTTGGTCCATTTGGAGTTGGAGCAGTTTCCCTAGCCAACGTGACCGTTAAAGCTGGAGCAACTTATATAGTATGTGTTGGGGATGTTGTGGCACCCCATAGCGGAACTTCCTCAACTCCTCACGTGGCACCGCTTACGGTAAGTACAGGATCTAGTACGGTAAAAATAAATGGAAGAGCCGTGGCTATGGTAGGTTCAGTGGCTTCATGTGGGGGAATTGTCACTACAACTCCTTACCCTACTGTCATAATTGGCGCATAAATAAAACAAAAAGAGACAAGTAATGGCAATTAAAAATGTTACTAATTTAGACTTTGACACGATCAAAGCGAATCTGAAAAATCATCTCTCAGCACAGAGTGAGTTTTCTGATTATAATTTTGAGGCATCTGGTCTTTCCACTATAGTGGATCTTCTTGCATATAATACACATTACAATGCTGTCATGGCACACTTGGTTGCGAATGAATCTTTTATAGACAGCGCAGTAAAGAGAAATTCAGTGGTATCTATAGCGAAGACTATGGGATACACTCCACGATCTGCTAAATCGGCTCGTGCGACTATAACATTGACCGTTAAGCCGGACACTACTTACACTTCAAACACGCTGTACATTTCAAAAGATACTGTATTTACCAGCACAGTTAATGGTAAAGCATATACATTTACTCCTTTAACAGATGTGACAATAACCAGAACATATGATGCCGCAGGTTTAGACCAGTTCGTAGCAACTGGTATGGTATTGGTAGAAGGAAAAAGAACAAACACATCTATGCTTATCGATGCAAACAGTTTACAGGGTCCAGTTGTTATTCCTAATGATGGCGTAGATACTACTACAATAACCTGTACGATCAAAGATAATATTAATAGTAGTTCCACGACAGCTTATTCTCATGCTGCCAACATTCTTGATATTGATTCTACCTCAAAGATATTCTATTTAGAAGAATCTACTAATGGAAGATATCAAGCAACTTTCGGCGACGATGTGTTGGGTAAGAAACTTGTTGCTGGTAATGTCGTGAGATTGGAATATGTTGTTTGTGCAGGGGCTGCCCCGAATGGAACCAAATCATTTAAAAACTCTGTCAATTTTACTGGCACAAGTGAGTCTGTTACAGGTACTGTTTCATTGGCAGCATCCGGTGGAGCGGCACTAGAAGACATCGCAAGTATTCGGTTTAATGCACCCAGATTTGCCGCAACTAAGAATAGAATTGTCACGAAGACTGATTACGAGACTGTTATTAAGGCATCCAATGCAAACATCAAAGCAGTCACCGTTTGGGGTGGAGAAGATAATATTCCTCCCATCTATGGAAAAGTGTTCGTTTCATTGCAAGCACAAGCAGGACTTGTAATAACAAAAGCAGAAAAGAATACATTACTGAATGACGTTATTGCAATAAAGCAACCAATAACAATGACCACAGAGTTCGTTGATCCTGAGTTTACCTACCTTGGTATGAATATCAGCGCATCATATGATGCTAAAGTTACGACAGCATCTTCCGCAACTTTACAGGCGGCAATTGTCGCCGAAGTAGAAAGCTATTTTGATGGTACACTAAATACATTGAAGAAGAACTTCTATTACTCGTTCATTGCGAATAGAATCAATAATGTTTCAAACTCTATTATTGGTAATAATATTGAATTGCGTATTCAGAAAAGACTGACTCCTGTACTCAATTCTGTTGGTCGATATGAGCCAAAATTTAATAATAAGATATTGCCTAGTTCAATTAGAACCAACCATTTTACTGCTAAGATAAATAATACAACGTACACATGTAATATTCAAGATCAACCCGATGCAGAGGTTATTGCTCCTGTATATTCAGGAAAGGGAGTTCTTCAACTTGTTGTTGTTGGTTCTGGTATAGTAATTAATGATAACTTAGGAACGATTGATTATGATACCGGCGCGATAGATATATCTTCACTGTATATAGTTTCTGTTCTTGGTAGTGTTAATACTGTGCGAGTAAGTGCTACTCCACACGAAGGATCAAAAGATATATCCACAGACGTACTTGTTCGTACAACTGAAGAGCAGTTATTTGCCGTTGTTCCACAACCAGCAAGAAACATTATTCTTACTCTTGACAAGAGCGCGTCCGATATACCAAACAATATTAGACCGGGAATTTCTGTAACTATGGTACCGAGAGTAGCTGACTAATGAGCGCACCAAGATTTAAGAAGTATATAAAAGCGATTGCCGTCGCCAATGGCGGCACTGGTTATCAGCCAAGTGGTAATATCCTCACATCTGGCGACCAACAATATGCTCTTGATTATTTTGGAGAAAACTATGTCATTTATTTTGGTCAATCTACAACCACATTTGCCATAGACTTAAAAGTAGTAATTAGTGCGCCAACAAGTACTATATCTGGTGATACTCTTGTGCAAGCAACTGCTACCTTAACATTAAGTTCTGGTGTTATTACAGCAATTACTTTGACAGAGATTGGTGATGGATATATTACTGCACCAACGGTACATCTGACAGGTACGCCCACTTCACTTACGAATGCATCCACTATTGATTTATCACGAGATGATGGCACTTATACTTCCATTCCTACTACATCGCTTGATGGTATTGGTACTGGTACTACGGTTGATATAACAGTGGAATCTGGTAAGATTGTACAGATTATTCCAAGTGTTGGAACAAACTACAGAGTAGGCGAAATGCTTACTGTAAGTGCAGTTTCTATCGGTGGTACTGGCTCAGAAGATCCCATCAACTTTACCGTGTCACAAATCAACGGTGGCATTGGCGCATCATTCACAGTCGAACTTGGGCAGATTGCTAAGCCAGATACATATCATAAGCCTAAAGTATATCCGGTTATAAAGAATCAGATACCAGAATTTATTAGAGAAGAATATCCTACTCTGGCTACATTCGTTGAGAAATATTACGAGTTCAACGATCTAAACACCACTGCATATGGCATAGGTCCTACTAATATATTGCATACTATGCAAGATAGAATGGACCTTGGTTTTCAGAATTACGGAGAAGAAACTAAGACTGATTTCTTAGATACATTCTTTGAGCAGTACGGCAAAGATTTCCCAGTGACGCTTGCCGCAGATAAAAATATACTACTAAAGAATATTAAAGACTTTTACACAGCTAAAGGTTCTGTAAAAGGAATTGAACTTCTATTCAGAATCATGTATAATGAGACTGTCGAAGTATTTGTGCCAAATCAATACACACTGCGCCCCTCTGCTAATGTATGGTCTAGGGAGTATGTGGTAAAAGTATATGCCAATGCGTTTATTCCATTGTTTGGTGATTTTGATATTTATGATCCAACTGAATTCGATGGGAAAGCGGTATCAGTACATTACCAAGAGTCTATTGGATCTGTTACTGCCCATAGAATAAAACCGGCTAATGTAACTCAGGTTAAAGAGATTGCATACACTTCTCCTACGGCATATGAACTTACACTAGACATTGATCCAAGTTTTACTATACAGAGTAACGGTGCAGGATTTGAAGCTACCGCTGTTGTTGGTGGCAAGATAGCGACTATTGACACTATCTCGCAGGATGCATCACGCGCTCATGGCACATACACAATTTCGCCTTCTGGTTCCACTTCATCTGTTACTGGTGCAGGTGCAACATTTAGTGTTGTTGTAAATAGTTCAGACGGGACTACTGTAACAGTCACGGGTGTTGGTGATAGTTACGCGCCACTAGAAACTATCACCATACTTGATAGTACCTTGGGTGGTGGCGGAGCGGCTTCACTTACATTTAGAGTTGCCACGATCACTGATGGTAAGGTAAATAGTGTAACTATAACATCGGCTGGTTCACAGTACGGACACAATCCTGATATAGCGGTAACGCCTGCAAGTGGCGATACGATAACAACTGCTGTACAGTTGGAAAGTAGAGTAACTGATGGTAAAGTTACTTCTATATTGTTTACTGATGATGTGCAGGGACTAGGATACAATAACCCTCCTATAATTAGAACCCCAATATATCCAACTTCAAGTTACCTAAGTTTAGCATCAGAAGACGGCTCGGAACCACAACACAAGAAAGCAATAGTACAGAGAATTCTTACTGGTGCTGTATATAAATCAAATTCGGGCGCCGCAAATGGCGGATTCAAAGTCGGTGAAACATTCACAGTAAATGAAGGATCATTGTTAGCCGAATATGCTACCGATTATTTTGCAGAGGACTACACTCTGCTCACTCTAGCCAACAATGCGTTTGTGCGAATTTCTAAAATTGATTCTGCTGGCTATCCTAAAATACTTGAAGTTATCTCTATCGGCATTGGATTTCAGACTTCTACTTTCGATTTTGCAATCGTTTCTAAAACTGGTGCTACTTCTACACTAACAGCAACTACTGGATACAACGCTGTCTATCCTGGCGTATATCAAACAACTTCTGGATTTTTGTCTAACGTAAACAAATTACAAGACAATAAGATTTATCAAGCATTCTCATACCAAATTCGTTCTGACAGACCTAAATCAGATTGGGGCGAATACGTTAAGAGAGCCGCACATCCGGCTGGCATGATTGGATATGCTGACTTACAAATTACTGGTTCAGTCGATGTGGGCAACACCATGTCGGTAGACACTGATTTGATCTTCTACGTTGTTACACCGGACATCGAAGTTGTTGTAACGCAAGAGGTTGTTACTAGAGACATAGAATCTAATGGACATGCAGATACATTCGCAACCGCAGAGCCAATATTCTTTACTGGACCAGGATTAGTAAAGAATGATATTCCTGTTATGCAAGATGCCGCACCTATCTTTGATGTGGAATCTGTTCTTACTGAAGTATATCAGGTAGATGAATCAACCGCATTTGTCTTTGAGAAAAATGCGATAGTTGATACTTATGCCACGCAAGATGCTATTACAAGAGAATGGGTGGCATTGATAAGTAGGGCAGATACTGCGGACGCTGGCGATACTATCAACACCAAAGAAATTCGTCCTGTGTTGGAAAGTTCTATCCACACAGAAGATGAGCAATCAGTATATGCGATAGATTATTTCTTGGAAGATTATGTTGCTAATAATAATCCAGAATTTGTAATTGAGATGAACGCAGTAACAGATTCTTCTGCGATACAAGACGCACCCGCACTTGATATAGTATTTGCGGCTAACAAAATAACAGACTCAACCACGGTACAAGATAGTCCAGTAACTGTTCTTGGATTTCTCAGATACTTTGTGGGTGCAACCGGTGATGATGTGGTTATGAGTGATGTGGTAAACAACCTACATCCATTCTTGTTCAAGACTGAACAGCCCGTTATCGCAGACGTACCCAGCTTGCAATCTGGATTACCAAAAGCTGATTCATATGCCACGCAAGATGCTATTACAAGAGAATGGGTAGCATCGTTAAGTAGGACAGATACTGCGGCGTTCACAGATACAGTTGGTTGCAATGATATGCAAGTGTTCAAGGGTGATGGTGCCGCGATGGCGGATGTCATTGCTAAGGTCATGGTGAATACACTTACTACAGAAACTTACACTGTGGGCGATATAGCAACCCGAGGGTTCAATAAGAATGGTATAAGTGATAGTGGAGCATTACAGGATGTATCAATCACTACTCCCGGTCTACATAAAGCGGAAGTAACGACTGCGACTACCACAAATGTCGTAACATTCCCAGACATAAATAGAACAGATACGCCTGTCACTACAGAAGGTGGAAGTATCACAATGCAAGATTTCATAGGATCTTCTGACTACTTCTTAGAAGATTATGTTGCAAGTGAAGTCAGAAGTATCGCATAACTCTTATAAATAAAAGAGAATATATTATATATTACACATATCACATTACAAAAAAAACTAGGAGAAGTTAAATGTTAAATAAAATAGCTAAAATGAGCGCCAAGGGCAAATTGCATGTCGCACTTTATGGACCAGATGGTGCCCTAAAAGAAGAGCGCCTTGTGACTAACGTAGTTGTAGACGATGGACTAGACTACATTGCATCACGGATTAAAGATGCATCTGCGACTGCTATGAGCCATATGGCTTGTGGTTCAAACGCTACCGCCGCCGCGGCTGGCAACACCGCACTTGGTACAGAACTTGGTCGTGTTGCATTAACATCAACCACTGTAACAAACGCATCTGTTCAGTATATTGGCGATTTCCCTGCTGGTACTGGTACTGGCGCTGTTGTTGAAGCTGGTGTCTTGAATGCATCATCGGGTGGTACGCTCTTATGTCGTACAGTATTTGCTGTTGTCAACAAAGGCTCGGCTGATACTCTGAAAGTTACTTGGACCGTAACAGTTGCAGATTCATAAGAATCATTAAATTAACTGAAGAGGTTTAACTAGTGGCTCTATTATATACAGATCAAGGCAGACAACAGTCTGCCAGATCATTTTTTCGAGACATCCATAATGAGAATGACTACTTCTATTTTTATGCAAGTAGAGCATTGCCTTGGGAAAATGATGCTGTGCCTGATACTCCAGAGGATGCTCAGAAGCAGTTAGCTGAATGTAGAAAACAGACTCTTTTTGTTAAAAAGGTTCAGGCGGCTGATGCATGTCTTCTAGCAAGACGCATAGACTGGATCAACGGCACTGTATATGATGAGCATGATGACGGATATGAAGCGGCATTGACAGCAACGGGTGGAGCCACTACACTCTCTACGTCAAATTTTTATGTTATGACATCTGATTTCAATGTCTATAAATGTATTGAAAACAATAATGGTGGAACAAGCATAAGAAAGCCAACTAGTACTGGCACAGAAACATTCACATTGAATGATGGATACAAATGGAAATTCATGTTTCAGGTAAGTGTTGCTGATCGCGGTAAGTTTCTCACATTGGATTATATTCCCGTGAGAAAAGTATCTGGATCAGGGCAACCTACATTTGATGTCAATGGTGAAATAGATGCTATTGTTGTTACTGCGGCTGGCTCTTCGTATGAAACAGTTCCTGCTGTCACTATAGAAGGTGATGGCACCGGTGCATCTGGTACTGCTGTAATGTCCGGTGGTGCTGTTCAAAGTATCACAATCGATACAGAAGGATATGGATATTCATTTGCTAGAATTAGATTTACTGGTGGTGGCGGATCCGGTGCAGCCGCAACTGTCACCTTAGGTTCTTCTGAAACTCCTTCTTTGCAATCTGCGGTTGAATCAACTGCCATTAAAGGAACGATTGATAAAATAAAAGTTCTTACTACTGGTACAGATTATGTTACTAATGATGCTATTGTAGTTATTACTGGTGACGGTTCTGGTGCCTCGGCATCACCTGTCATTAATGTGCGAGGAGAGATCACAGGAATTACTGTAATAGCTCCTGGTACAGGCTATACGTTTGCTGATATTACAATCACGCAGACTTTAGGTAATGGAACAGGTGCTACGTTTAGACCTGTTTTGTCGCCCAGATTTGGACACGGTGCTAATCCACAGAAAGAATTGTTTGCGAAGAATGTTGCAGTCAATGTCTCATTTATAAATGACAATCAAGACATTGTAATTGGAGATGAACTTAGATCGAATCCTCCAGCCGGAAATGATTTCAGACAGATAGGCATAGTCAAGAACATTCAAAATTTTGCACAGACTGCCAATTTTACTGAGATAGTAGGTACGCCGTGTTATGTAATCACAGTTTCTAATCCAGCTGTCTACAACTTGGACGACATCATTACATCATCTGATGGCGGTAAATTTATTGTAATACAAAAAGTCGATACAAATAACGACGGCACATATGATGTAGTTTATTTGCAAAGATTTTATGGAAACATTACTGCAAGTTCTACTCTCGCCAACGTGACATCTGGTGTTTCTGGACTGAGTATAAATACTGTTACTGCACCAGAGATTGATGTATATTCTGGAGACATTATCTACATGGATAACAGACGTCCTATAATTAGGGATGTAGATCAAACAGAAACCATTAAAGTCGTATTTAAATTTTAGGAATAAAAGAACATGGCATTAGACTTAAACATTTCACCCTATTATGATGACTTTACGGCTAGTAAGCAGTACGAGAAGGTATTATTCAAACCGGGTGTAGCAGTTCAGGCTAGAGAACTGACGCAACTTCAATCCTACCTTACCGCAGCCATAGGTAATCATGCACAATTTAATTTGTCTGAGGGCGCGCGGGTAGATGGTGGAGAGTCTACCATACTACGAAAGCCTTTCATTAAAATTAATGATGTCGATGCCGCATCTACCACTATCGTAGATTCCGAACTCACTAACTATACCGGTGATACAGTCACTGGCTCTATAACTGGAATTACTGCAAAGATTCTGTCTAGCGCAATTGGTAGCGACAGTCATGCAGTAGATAAAAAGACATTATATCTTGCTTATACTGGTGGTAATCCAACAGAAGCTGGAAGTGAAGCTAGTTCTATTCACTTCATTGCAGGCGAAACCCTTACAGTCACAAGTACAGATTCTGGAAGAAATGCTGATACATTTGTTGTAGATAATAACATAAGCGCAACTGTAACTAATCAGAATTATTATGGATACGGTCTGTTCTTTGTAATCTCTGATGGTATTTTCTTCCTGAAGAATCAATTCGTAACTCACTTACGACAAGAAATTGTTGTAGACAAGTACAACCCAATTGCAAGTTCTTATATTGGACTAAAAGCCAAAGAGTCTATTGTAAATTCAGACACAGATACTAGCCTACTTGATCCAGCATCAGGTTCTTTCAACTACAACTCTCCCGGAGCAGATCGATATAAGATAGCAACAGAGATTGCTATCCTGGGAATAGATGTAGATGGTGATGCGGATTTCGTAGCCACCGATAAAATCGTTGACGGTGAATACTATCAGAAACAGCCAGAAGGCGTTAGTATGCTTTCTATGCTTGGAAAGATTCTCGCAGAAAGAACTTCTGAAGAATCCGGTGACTATGTAACAAAAAAATTCGATATCAATATCGATGAGCATTTGGCTACTTCCAATAATCAAGGTAAATTTTCTGCCGCAGATGGTGGAGATGCATTAAAACTTGCTCTATCTATTGGTGGCGGTACTGCATATGTTAATGGATACAGACATGCGTATGGTACGAGTACTGTACTTCCCGTAAACAAAGGCACCTCAACCCTAATACAAGAAGGTCAAACAGTATCTACAGCATACGGAAACTACTTCATAGTTGATGAGTATTGTGGGCTGTGGAACATTGAAGATGGCAATCTAGTCACTCTTTACTCAACCGCCAAAGACGCAGTAACGGCAGGTACACATGGATCGACAGCGGCTCCTAGTACTGCCCAAATTATTGGACAAGCTAGAGTTAAACATATCTCGTATGATCAGGGCACTCTCGGTACAGCCACATGTAAATATCGTATATATCTTTATGACATTAAGATTACAAAAGGCACCCTGTCTAGCGTTAGAGGAATTTATTACTCCGCTGGTACAGATAGTGGCTTTGCTGATGTTGTTCTAGAAAGTGGTGTTGCGGTACTAAAAGAACCTAATCAGAATAAATTAGTATTCCGAACTCCATATAGAAGTGCTAAGACACTTGCTGCCGCCGGTGGCGGCTCATATGATACTGCATATTACCATCAAGAAGAGTTCATTGTAACCTTTGCCGCAAACGGCACATCGACACTTGGTGCTACCGGATCAATGACTTTTCCGTATTCTTCAAGCATCACTCAAACATTAATTGATCAGAACTTTATCTGTGTTCTCACATCTGCCCAAACTATTAATAGTGTGGCAATGGTTGAAGGTCAAGTACTTCCATTAACCGCGGCTATGTTTACTGCTGTTAATGCGACATCAATTTCACTGGATGTTGGTAGCGCAAGTGGAACATTCAATGCTAAAATATTCGTGAATGTTAAGAATACAGACACTACTCCTGTTCCCAAGACATTAGTATCTAACGTATACGTCAAGATTAATACTGCAACAAACTCAGGTGGACGATATGGACCATGGAACTTGGGTATTCCTGATGCATTTAAGATTCAGAATGTTTATGTTAATGGAACTGCTTTTTCTGAAACTGGACAAGATCAAAAGAATAAATTTACCCTAGACAGTGGACAAACTGACAATCTATATGAACATTCTAAATTGATTGCTAACCCAGATCAATTAGATAATTTAAATAAGTTTATTGTTGTTAAGTTACAATGTTTTACTCCAAATTATACCTCCACTAATGGCACTTGGTTCTCAGTCGATTCATATCCTGTTAATGATACTGGTACTGCAAGTACTATTTTCACTTATGAGATACCCAATTTTAGGTCTAAGAAAGGTGGACTATATGCACTTAGGGATTGTATTGACTTTCGTCCATATGTTTTAGCTAGTGCTAACATCAGTGGTGTGCTGGCTGATGCAACAATAAATCCCGCTACTGGTACGACTTTACTTAAACCTGATGATGGAATACATGTTCCTGGTCCCATAACCAACTTTTCAACTGACGTGGAATTTTATCTTCCTCGTATGGATAAAGTTGTAATATCCGAGCAGGGCGAATTTGTTGTCGCTGAGGGAATTCCTAGTGTTTCACCACGACCTCCTGTTACAGATTGGGGAATGACTATTGCGGAGCTTAATATTCCTCCGTATCCTTCTATCTCACCCTTTCTAGGAAAGGTACATCAGAAGCCACATATGACTGTCGGCAAACGCATTCAACAGACAAGACGTTATTCAATGAATGATATTGCTGCCATTGAAAAGAGAATTGGCAGACTAGAATATTACACGGCTCTATCCTTGATGGAAAGAGAAGCAGATAGTATGAAGATTCTAGATGCTAGTGGAAATGATCGATTCAAGAATGGAATCTTTGTCAATGTATTTGACAGTCATTCGTTAAGTGCAGTTGGCGACCCAGGATTCAAGTCATCAATTAATCCTGTAACTAATTCTGTTGGACCAGCATACGTTGAAGACAATATTAACCTAGACTTCAATTCTTCTGCCTCCAGTAATATTACAAAAACAGGAAGTCTATTAACTCTTCCTTATAGTCCAGTAGTATTCAGTAATAATAGATTTAGTTCTAAGACTAGAAACTGTGTTGGTGAATTGTTGTTTGACTTTTATGGTGATCTTACTGTCTATCCAAGATCACAGAATCACGTTGATACGTCACGGGCACCAGATTTAGAACTCATAGATAATTCATTGAGTTTATTTGCTGGTGCTCTAGCCAATAATCTAAACAATGCACAGATCACCTCATCATATGAAGTTAGCTTTGCCGGTGTAGCAAATGAACCAACATCTGCATCCTTTTATGCTGAAGCAACCGATACAGCCGCATTCTCTGGCACTGCTGATTTCAACGCTACAGCCAGTGCTGGAGCAAGCGCGACCGATAGCACTGCACGTGGGCGAGTAACAGTACAATCTGATGTCACTGGTATAGTTGATATTTCTGGTAGTGTTGGTATCGATGGAGAGATAGGTGTATCAGGATTCATCACTGGTGATGTTATCACATCGACACAGACTGTTACCCAGAGTGCCACCAGCAGAATGCTCACAGCAACTGCCGGTCCATATACAGAGAACACAATGCAACTGGGCAGCAAGTTAATTAATGTTGATATTAATCAGTTTATGAAGCCTGTACTTCTGTGTGTTATTGGCAGACGTATGAAGCCAAATACAAAACTATATGCATTCTTTGATGGTGTTGCAGTTAGTACTTCCTGCACTCCAGTGAATCTTACCTCAGCAACAGACATCGTTGCCAATCACGCAGAAGCAACTTGGTCATCTAAGTTTCAGAATAACTCAATAGGCGCCCTAGGATCTGCTATTACGACTGATGCTCAAGGAAATTTTGCGGCAACCTTTAGAATACCCAGTGGAACATTCATCACGGGTGAAAGAATTCTAAGATTCTCTGATGACGCTAAAGATAGAAAAGCATTCGTCACTACCTCGAGTAACGCATCATACTCATCTTATGGACTATCTACAGTCTCACAAGAGACAGTGATTAGTACACAGGTTCCATCTGTTAACTTTGGACAGACTTCGCCTCGAACTACAATCATAGGTTCACAGACCAGTGTAACTGGTGTAGAGATGAAGAATGTGGTAATGGAGCTCGATGCAACTGCATCCGCAAAAGTCACGGCTCAAGCTGATGCCGACCTTCAACTTACACAACACATTCAAGTAACTGGCGGATTCGATCCTATCGCACAGACTTTTACTGTTCAGTCACCCACTGGAGTCTTCACTACTTCAATCAAAGTATTCTTTTCTAGTAAATCGGCAGATATGGGCATCACATGTCAACTACGAGAAGTTGTTAATGGATATCCAGCAAGATCAGTTCTTCCATATGGAGAAGCATATCTTACTCCAGCACAGGTCAAAGTCACCACTGAAGATTCTGATGGTGTTATAGGGTTTGGCGCCGGAGGCAATCTAGCAACAGAATTTACTTTTGAAGCACCTGTGTATCTTAAAGGTGCCACAGAGTATTGTTTCGTACTTCTGCCACAGGGCAACTCACCTGATTACAACATCTGGGTATCTAAGTTGGGTGATAACAAGATTAATACCACACAAAGAATCTTTGCTGAAGATACTAACATCGACGGTATTCTCTTTACATCGGCAAACAACAGAACGTGGAACGCTCACCAAGCTGAAGATATTACCTATCAGATATTGAGAGCAAACTTTACATCTACTTCTGGTTCACTGCAAATAGAGAACTCGGATGTAGATTATCTTCAGCTTGCTGATTACACGGCTGGTAGACCAATAGTAGGAGAGATGATTCATGGATGGAAGACTTCTATTGCTAATTCTGGATCTGGATATGAAGCTGGTGATATTATAACACTGGCTAGTTCAGTCGATTCCGCCGGCAAGACACTAACTGGAGTTAAGATTCAAGTAACTGCACCCGCAGTTGGTGCACCCGGTGCGATACAAACATATGTTGTTACTGATCCCGGCAGCTTAGAAGCGACATGGGCAGAAGGCGAGAATCCAGGAAACACCGCACAAGCCAGTGTCGCTATTGGCAACTTAGGTGGGGGAGATTCAAACGGCAACGGAACTGGTGCAATTATCAACTTGACACTAGCCCGCGGCGTATGCAGTGAAATGAATTCACTGAAAGAGTTTGGAGCGTTTCAAGTAATCGATGGTCACTTTAGAAATCAATCCTCTCCAGGAGCGATCATTACACCAGTTAGAAGCGGCGCAAGTATAATGACTGTGGCTGATATTATCGATAGGAAGTTCAACGAACTGAGAACACTTATTGGTAATATTGATTTTCCTCAGACTTCGTTGCAACATTCATTTGCCGCAACGAATCCTTCTGGTGTTTCTACTGCTAATTCAACATACGAAGCTATTCCAGTTGACACACGCAAGGGTATTTCTGTTGAAAAAGCAGTCCGATCTTACTCAAATGAGGCATACTATCTCACCGGTACAAGTAAGAAGACAATCAATCACAAGATATTATTCGCCACTACTGATGCTAAATTATCTCCTGTTGTAGATGTTACCAGAATGTCAATGCTGGTTAAGAGTAATATTATTAATAATGTATCTACAAACGAGACAGGAAACAATGGTGGCGCATTATCTCGCTATATCAACAAGCCAGTAATATTAGCAGACGGACAAGAAGCTGAAGATATTCTTGTGCAGGTTGCATTGAAGCAACCAGTAGGATCGTCAGTTAAGGTTTACGGCAAGTTTATGTCTGCTGAAGATGATGCAAATTTCATCGATGATATCCCTTGGATTGAATTGGTGCTAAACGATGACTGGAGTCCTAAGACTCCTTCACTATCGGAAACCTCGTTTATTGATTTTGGATATAAGATACCTACTGCAAATTTAAATTCATCTGACGCATTTGAGTACACAACAGATCGAGTAACCAATCTAGTTATAGGTACTGTTGGTACAGGATATACTTCTGCACCTGAACTTAAATTTAGTTCTGGCGTGGCTAGTGGATATTCTTTGCTAAGTGGTAGTGGAGTAGGAACAGTCACATTGACTAATCCAGGCAGAGATTACGGATCAACTCCTACAATTGAAGTTGGAACGCAGTGGATAACAAATACATCTTATGCTACCGGTCAACAAATATTTCATCTTGCAAACTTGTACACAGTAACTAGTGGTGGTAATGTAGGAACTAGTGCTCCGACTCATACATCTGGGTCGCAGACTATGGGAACTGCAACTGTTGCATATGCAGGAGCAGCCGCGAAAATAACTGCTGTTGTAAGCACAGTAACATTTACTAAGTTTAAGAAGTTTTCGACTAAGCTAGTGTTCCTGTCATCCAACACTTCCAAGATACCTCAAGCTAAGGAACTACGATGCATAGCAATGCAAGCCTAGAACAAAATTCTCGTGATAAATACACACGAGACACCGCGACAGGCGCATTGTTATGCGTGGACAATAATGGACTAGCGGCTTATAGAAAACAGAAAGCTCGTTCACTTCAAATGGATAAGATGTGTGATGATATAAATAGTCTGAAAGAAGAACTTTTTGATATAAAAAATGTCCTTAAAACCATCATACAAAAATTCGAACCATAGGAAAAGGCAATGGCAACTATTACACTGAGAGCGACTAAGGGTTCTCCCTTAACAAATACCGAAGTTGACAACAACTTCACCAACTTAAACAATGACAAGTACGAGTCGGGTGATAGTGTTGCCGTTGCCGCATTAACTGCAACGGGCAATTTAACACTCTCGACTGCGGCTACAGTAACCGCGGCAGGTACTACCCAAGGCGGCGGTACTGCTATAACAAAGACTTACAACATTGTATCGACTGCAAATGCTAACCAAGGCGTAGTACTACCCGCGGCACTCATTGGTAAAGTCATTAATGTGTATAACATTTCTGGTAATACTATTAAAGTATATCCGGCTGGTGGAGAATCAATCGATGGTGGATCAGCTAATGCACCGGTCGAAATTGTTGATGATAACGGTAAAGAACTTGTAGGTACAGGAACTGGCTCATGGAGAGCAGTTGGATCTGGCGGAAATAATGTACAAGACTTTATCATAAATGGAAGTGCATCATTACTTGGATCTTTGACATATGGTGTAGAGGCTATATCAGCCGCAGGATCTAATCAAGGTAATGCAACTAGTATAGCTGAGACTATCAGCATTGTAACTTCGGCTAGTGCGGCACAAGGTGTTAAATTACCTACAGCGGCTGCCGGATTACACATCAGTGTTCAAAACACTACTTCCGCAGATATTATTCTATATCCAAATACATCCGATAAAATTGATGGCGGCACGGCTAACGCTGGAGTAGCACTCCCCGCAAATACAACTACCACTGTAACCTGTAAGGATGCAGTAGACTGGATCAGACATCGCGGTTTGGCAGTCTATAATTCTTCTGGTACATTGATTAACTAAGGGGATTAAAAGATGGCTGGTCCATTAACACTAAAATCGAGTTCTGCACCTGCGACAGCGGCGAACCTCGAAGGGTTGAGGGAGCTTACTTCTTCTGAATTGCGAGATTATGTCTCGTATGCCATTTCGAGTCAGTTCGCTGGAGGCAGTATCGCTTCCGCCTTATTGACTGTTACTACTGGAAGTTTGAGTGGAAGTTTCGATTCAATCGGAACATTTTCAAACAGAGAAAGAACCCAGGCAGTAGGAACTCACCCAGCAAGTGGCGCAGTAACTACGACTACACATACTTTTGGACAGAACAACACAATTCCAGCCGGTGGTGCCATAAATCGTCCTATAAGATGGGACGGCAATGACACAGTAGAGTCTACTGATGCTCAGATAAACACTGAAGTGCTAGACGAAGCAATCGCGGCAATGGTTGGCGAAGATGCTAATACTGTAGGTCAGTATAAGATAGGAACAAGTTCTCCTTCTGGCGGCACTTGGACTGCTCGTTTCACAATCGCTGAAACGCAAATAGATGGCACAGACGTTAGTTATAAACTGTGGCAGAAAACTGGTGTCACTACTACTCCCGCTACCAACACAAACGCTCTTATAAAATCGGCAGCTAATGGGCAGTTTAGTGAGATGACCATTGGTAATATACAAGCATTGACTCAAAGGTTTGCTAATCGAATTCTAAGTAGTGGTATAGGAACGTATCGTCTTACAACTGGCGTACCAACAGATACTGGTTCATGGACTCAAGTCGGTTCTACAATGACAGACCAGTTGAAGACTATAACAAACGTAAATTACGTCGGTACCTATAGTGGTGCTTATACAGGCAACTATTCTGGTTCTTATACTGGTTCATATCAAAGGTTTTTTGCAGGATATTTGAACGGTGCTTATGATGGTTCTTATAGTGGCACATATACTGGTTATTTTACTGGTTATTATGATGGTACTTATGCTGGTGCCACCGTACAATCTGCAAGCTCTACACAAGAAACAAAAGCATTGTTCATAAGAACTGCTTAATAAGTGATATAAATATACGGTGAAGCATATAAAGTGCGACCCGTATATTTAATTTATAGGATATATTATGAAAGATTCAACCTCCGATGACCTTATACCTAAGTATAGACATCCTTACTTCCTAGACAAATCCGTTCGCTCCATGAAAGCAGAAATTCTGGTTGCGGGTGAATATCAAGAATGCATTATCAATGCAGGTGCACCAGAAACTGGTTATGTCAATGCTGACTATGACGCAATCATGGAGGAGTACGGTGAAGAAGAACTTGATAGATTAACTGCACTAGTAAATGATATTGAATCAGAAAAACTAGAGAGGCATGAAGAGCAGAAGACAATCCGCCTTAACAGAATGAAGCAAGAGACTTTATTCAACATTAAATTGGAAGCATTTGAAATTGAAATTGTTAAGAATTCAAAAAATAAAGAATTAAAAAAGCTAATACGAAAAGCAAAAACTCCAATTGAAGTACAAGCATACGCAACTATTCTTATACAGAGAGAAATGGATACTCATGAGTAGGGGCTATATATATGTGGCTTCCTTCAGGAAAGAATACTACAATGCTGCCAAAATTTCTGCTGAATCTTTATTAGAATTTTATCCTGATGCTCAAATAACTCTGGTCACACAGGCAGAATGGGTAGAACCCACCGACATTGAACTGTTCAGTACGATCATAACAGAAGATGTACCAACAGATAATAGAGCCAAGCTATGGGCGTTATCACGCACCCCATATGATGTTACAATGTACATCGATGCGGACACCTATATTCAAAGCGAGGATATAGAACATGTGTTTGATTTTATTGGTGATAATGATATCATCTTTACTAGAAACAGACCTTACAACTCCAAAATAACCAAGTTGAATGACACTGAAGAGATGATCTATCACTGTGGTATTTTTGTTTATCGCAAGAATGACACGATGAAATATCTAACAGATGATTGGTATAAGCAATACTTAATACAAATTACACCAGAGTATGATGTCAGTCCTTATCCAGAAAAAGTAAAACCATGGGACACATTTACTATGTGGTGGCTACTGAATAAGACAGCACATAAATATTCGGTTAAAGTTGGAGAGTTTCCTGCGCCGGATGCAAGGTGGAATTTTTGTATGGGTCAGAAGCCAGAAGAACTTGATGGTCAAGAAATAGTAATTACACACTATAGAATGAAGCACCAACACTAGCCTTCTATGTCTTCTATCATCATCTCCCACATATCTTTATGTGGAATAACAAATCCCAGAGTCTGTCTAGGAGAGTCTGAGCCTGCACAATGCCAGTAGTGTAAGTCCTCAGACTCTTTTTTGCCACCATAATAACCTACTTTACAAGACCATCCTATTGTGTCTTTCATGGTTATAATTTCTTTCGTCACCGAGTCACGATACCGGAAGAATCCTTTTCCATCTGGGCTGTGACTTATTAGAATATTATATCCCGGACAGTCCCAGTTGTTATGCCATCCCATGAATCCACCAGTTGGATAATAAACATGTACTGCATTGAACTTAGCACCAAGAAACTCCAGAAGTTCGTCACATAGTTCAGCCGATTTGTTTCTAAACTTAACTGGCACGAGTGGAGTATATTGAAAATCTGTCACTAGTGCGACTTCTGGAATTCCACCGTGTGAGTCTTTCATCACTGATTCTAGATACTCAGTTGATGTCGCGCTTGCTAAAGTATGTCCCTCTATTCTTTTTTCATCGATTGGCAGTTTTAATCTTCCGTGACCGAAGTTCACAGCTTGGTCAAACCATTTTGTATATTCATCTAGTATGACAAGCAGTTCGGGAGACATTTTCTTTAATAGTCTCATTAGAAGAATCCTTCTCGTTGACCTATAATCATAAATCGGTCATATTCTTTCTTGCCATCCCACGAGTAGTATGTCTGTTTCTTTGTTCCTTCAAACCCAACTTCATCAATTCCGACTTGTTCTTTGAGATCATCTAGACTACTCACGCAGTTAATACCGTACATCTCTTCAACCACGTTTGAATTCTGCACGGCTAGTATTGCCTGTGGATTCTTAGTGGTTAGTTCTTTCAATGGATACATCTGCTCCGTACATATACAGATAACTAAGTCAACATCAATTTTATTCAGATTATCAAACTCAAATGGAACATCTAGATTCCAGTGACGTATGTTGATGAACTTTTCCTGTGCGTAGTGTTTGTGAAAAATCTTTGATAGTTCAATTGACTCTTCATCAATGTCTACTAGATGCAATTGTGCAACATCAAGATTCTCGCATAGTAGTGGTACGAGTGGAATACCTAACCAAGAGTTGAGTATCAACACACGCAATGATCCAGTCTTGGCGTAATACTCTTCAATATACTTTTGCACTTCCTCTACTAGCCAAGTAGATGCTTCCATATTGTTGGCGTCAAGAGATTGTCTGAAATCAGTTAACTTATGTGGCATCTTTGCTTCAATCACGGAGAGACCTTCTCCCCAGTTCTTGAAGTTATTCAGAAAATTGTAGTTTAAATTAGAACTTGACATCTTCACTTTTCCCCATTGAGTCAAAAATACATATGTAAGGCAGATCACGATACACATGCTTCTCTGTGTCGTGTGGATAAATATATCCCTGATTGAAGCTGTAGACCCAACCTATGGGAAACAGTTTCATCTTTACTATTCTGCGGTTGTAAAAGAAGTTATCTAGACCACGATAATACCATAATATTTGTGACTTGTACTTATTAAAATAATCGAATATCTCACTACTATTTAGACTGTCATTCCATCTAAGAACAGATGAGTTTAAGTCTGTATATTTGTGTTTGATATGTCGGGTGTCTTTGAATTGTGTTTCTAGGTCGTGCCAGAATGTCTTCACGAAGCACAGACTGTCATCACATGGATAGTTCACAATATCATCAATGTTCTTCTGTAGAATAACGTCCAGGTCAAAGAACAACTTTTCACCTTTCTGTGTCACAATGTCCTCATCAAAAAGATACATTTTATTCCACCACTTTACTAGTTTGTTGCCAGCAGGGAACGCAAGAATTTTTATATCTTCATGTATGTCTTTTGCATCTTCTGTTAGACAGTGTAATACAAAATCGCAACTTATGTGTTGCTTGCACGTTTCATATAGCTGATTCACATGAGAAGCAACATACTTGTTGCCCCATTTAACGGTATAGATATTCAACATATTATCGCCAGTGTGCCAATAGTTCTGGATTTACTAAGTCATCTTGTTTAGTGCTTCCGCGACTTGCATCTTCAAACGGTAGAAGATCAATGTTGAAAACACATACGATGCAATTAGGTCTGTACTTCTCAATAGTTAAATCATCTTCATCCCAAGATCGACCTCTATTCCAAGAGTATGCCATCCAAGATGGAAAGTGATCCCATAGATTCTCACCATATCTACCCCACTTCCAAGAGTGATAGTTGTCAGTGCCATCTGTGTATGTGAACCATATCTTTTCTTGATTTTCTAGTACGTCTTCCCATATACATTCACACTGATCATCTGACCACACTTTACATGAGCCATTTGTATATGCTCCATGTGATAGTTTGAATCTTCTTGTTTTCATTGGTCTTGGATCTTGCCAATGGGATTGCATCTTTGTAGGTCTTTCCATATTATATGTAATTATAGGAGTTAGATCGCCTTGAATAATTACGTCCAAATCGAAAAATATGAAGCGACCGCTAGGTTTGTCAGGAGCAAAATTATGACTATTAAACACAAAAGTTTTTGCTCTGTCCCAACACCTTGCCATTCCGTACTTAAAATCTTCCGCACCAAACCAATACTTAGGATGAATATTAGGAATATCAGGAAAATCGATAATAGTAACATCGTCATCTATACCTTCTGCGTCATCAGTATAGCAATAGAAATGAAAGTCAAATTGACTTGGTATATTTCTTTTTGCCATCTCTTTTAATTTGTTTACAAAGTGAGGACCATATTTAGTTCCCCACTTAGCGCATACCACATTAACTCTCATTTACATTTTCCACAGTTCTGTACGCATACATTCAGAGGTCTTCTTTTAAGTTGTTCGCTCACATTTTGAAAGTCACTGTTATCTAACACCTCGCCCACAGTGAAGTTAGCAAGACTATTATAACGCATATTGAATGGATAGTCAATAGGATGATAAGGTAAAAATTTATTCTCCATAACATCTCTCGCAATAAATGCACACGGAGATGCCACACTGTTGCTACTCACATAAAAATATCCACTCTTTCTTGCATCACACCACACAGGATCTTTCTCTTTCATCTTGGGCTTCACTGTTCTGATTTCATCGGTATGTCTAAATGATTTCAGTGTATTGAAGTCTACTGGTATGTCTTTGTGTATGATAGTCTGTATCTTTTCTTCTGTCTCTGTCTGTTGTTTAGGTGCCACGACTTCAATTGTGTCCACATAATCGTATGTACCGGACGCAAAGGTCTGTAGATGTACAGTCACCTTTTTCTCCTTGAAGTATTTGCATATAGCCTCAAACTGCATACAGTTGACAGGATCAGTTATCTCGCACATGAATGTTACCCACGATACATTATAGCTGTCAAATATGTTTCTGATAGTCTTTAAGGTATGCTCATACCCGTCTACAAATATATCATTGAACTCAATGCCGCTATCGTTCTGCCTAGTTGATAGCTGAATCAATGCACCATTTGGCGCGCCATCTTCATATAGACCCCTGTAGAGATCACTGTACTGCTCACCATGCATCGAGAAGTATTTTATGAGTGTGTTACTATCATCATCTTTCTGATTAAGTATGGTTAATAGTTCTTCTTTGGGCATGATGTTATATAGACGTTCAAAGACTTGTTCATAGTCTTCTTTATAGAACAGTTCTTTTAGATAATCCATATAATATTTCTTATACAGACTTTGAATCTCTGACTCAGATGAGTCCCAAAATATTCTCTGTATGCCAAACTTGGAGATATTGTCCATGTAGTCTTTCTTTATCGCGGGAAGGGTGTTCTTATTCCAGAGTCTACGATATAGGGCAAGACATTGTAACCTGCTTATGTTCCAGAAATATCTCACAATACCATGTTCTTTTGCTTCATCAGCTACTACGTCATGCATTTTGACAATGTATCTACTTTTGTATATACCGTATATTTCTTCAGCGGTCTTATTCCAGTATAGTGATTGATCACCTTTCTGTATGTGATCATCATCTGGAAAGTCAGAACAGAATTTGAGATGCATCGAAAGCATATCACCAGACTCATATAGTTCTTGTATCTGTGGTCGGTGATGTTTCTGAATCTGTTTTATAAATTTAATATCGGATATTTCACGCTCAAGTTCTGGAATATCTTTCTTGATGGTTGTGACTGTGCCTAGTAGTTGTGACTGTAACTCTGGAAAGTCTCCCATAAACTTATCAGCAAGAGATGCTAGGTCATTTTCGCTCAGTAGTTTCTCAATGTCTGCAATCACCTCAGAATTCATGTAGTTCTTTTCTAGATCAGAATCGTCAAGTGATGAGAATCCAAGCCACTCTTTCAGTGTGGCGAATTTGGTTGAGTATTGCAGCCAGTCATTATGTAGACTTGGCAAGTCTTTCTGAAATTTAGCTTGCAGAGTATCGTAGTCCGAATTGCGGAGAAGTGCTTTCACCTTTTCAGTGTGTTTATTGTGTGTGAAAAAGTTAGATGGAAACTTAGGCAGCCATAGATTCTCAAACTCATCTTTGCCATGCCAATGAATTAGCAGATTGTAGTTCTTTAATTCATGTGGCTTTACACCAATGGTATTCTTGCCCCTCACATCGACATTGAACAAGGCAAACTTAGCCTTCTCTCTGTACAATTTCTCTGTTAAGTCTTCTGGATACTGCTGTCCTCTATTATAAGAGTACACCCAATCAGCGGGCAAGAAGCTCCAGTAGTTATCTCCAACTACATCGTGTTCTCTGTAAGGATAATAATTGTCGGTGCCTTTGAAGAAGGTTTGGAATACAGTATCTTTATGTTTCAGCACATCATTATAAATCTTTTCACCTTGATCGGTGCACCATAACATGACGCTAGAGTTGTACAGTGATCCACGTACATCCGTGAAACGTCTGTCTCGCAACACTTCAGGATTCTCCCAATTAGAATAAATCATGTGGGGAGATTTGGCTAGCTCGTCTATTTCATCGATGTTGTTTTGGATGATAATGTCGAGGTCTAAATAGCAGAATGGACCTTTTGTCTTTAGCCATATATGAGAGTTGAGTACTAGAAACTTGGCTCTGTCCCAACAGTGATTCTCTCTACCGAACCAGTATTTTGGATGTAGGGGGTTTACGTCTGGTATAGATCGTACTGTGATGTGTTTATTAAGCCCAGCGGGCTCATCCGTATAGCATACGAATTTGAAACGCTTTGAATAATTGCGTTTGATCATTCCATGAAGGTTGTTTACATAATCAGGGGAGTACTTGTTGCCCCATTTCATGCAGATAAAGTGCATCATATTTTTGTCTCAGATTCTCTTCAATTTCACTCTGCCCGTTTAACAATACTATAGGATAATCTGATTTCATTTGATACGCTCTGGGTGGGGTATCAGTCTGAACATCTACTCCGCATAGAAACGAGTAGATCAACCCCCTAGGAAACACAGCTTGGATCAAGTGTTCATTATATAAGAACCAATCATCATTATCAAGATATTTCGTGATGTAATAATCATCATTTTCTAAGAAGTATTTATACACATGCTGGGCACTATCATTCTCCCATGCCATCACACTTGAATTATACTCAGTAGGAAACTCATCTTTGTTCTTCCAATATGTTTTGCAGATTGTTGGTGTTGAGCAATATTCAAACAGTGGTTCGATGTCTCCCTGAATAACAGTATCTAAATCTATATAAATAACTTTACCAAGATCTGGTATATTGAATAGTTCCAACTTCCTCCAATGGGATTCAAGCGACTCATCAAGCAAAACAGTCTTGATATTCGGATGGATGTGTGGCTGATTCTGGCGATCTGTTAAGCAGACGTAATTATATTTACCTTTTGTAGCCTTATAAATATAATCGACATCACTTGAACTATATTTATCACCATAAAGGAGTGTTAAAATAGTCTTCATATTATAGCTAAACTCCCACAATGATAAATACATATAAAGGAAACTTGAATGGCAACCATAGCAAATCTCACTATCGACCAAGGCACAACCGTAAGTATTGTTGTGCCTGTGAAGAACACCGATGGTACTGTGAAAGACCTAACTGGATATACAGCCTATTCGCAGTTTCGCAAAAGTTATTACTCTACTACTTATACGACCTTCACCGCGACTCACGATGACGCAGGAGGCAATATAACACTTGCATTGACTGCAATTCAATCTAGTGCTGTAAAAGCAGGTAGATACGTCTATGATGTAGAGACACTAACAGGAACAACAGTAGCCAGGGTGCAAGAAGGCATTATCACAGTGAATCCAGAAGTCACGAAGGTTTAAGGAGAAAATAATGGCTAATGCATCAAGACAAGATTTAATCGACTACTGTATGAGGAGACTCGGGTTTCCTGTCATAGAGATAAATGTCGATGAAGATCAGGTCAGCGATAGAGTAGATGACGCACTACAATTCTTCAATGAATATCATTTTGATGGCGTTGAGAAGACATATGTAAAGCATCAGGTTACTGGATCGACAATAAACATAACTAGTTCTGTAGACGCTTTCAATGCCACTGAGACAATAACCGGCTCCACTAGTGGCGCAACTGCTGAAATAGATACGTCTACCGTAGCGGGAGGCACAGCATTCATAGTTCGTAGAGTAACAGGCACATTCACTGCTAGTGAAACTATCACTGGATCTGAATCTGGTGTTACTGCAACCACTACCTCATCCAATCCTCACATTGCA